GCCACCCACTTCATGCTTGCTGTTCTCCTGTGGCAGTCGAGCCAGCAGGTCAGCAACTGGGTTGACCGGCTTGTTGGGTACCGCGATGCCCGGAGTGGTGCGATAGTGCGGACGGCCTTTTATCTCTCTTATATACACCCAACCTTCGGGCACCACCTGCTGCTCTTCGCGTTGGACGGTCTGCTTCATGGCGTTGATCTTCGCGCGGGATGCAGCCAGACGTTCTTGCATATTCATGTGATTCTCCTTGATAGGGGGTAGGGGGGCTTCGCCCCCCTGTTGGTGGTTGTTATGCGCTAAAGCCTTGGGCGTTCAGCATCTGCTTGAGGATGCTGCCAATACCATCAAGCGTCTTGGCCTGCTGCTCCTCGCGGCGAGCGTCACGCTCCTGGCGATAGGCTAGCTCAGCCTCCTCGTCGGTCAGGTAGAACCCGTTCTGGTTCCAGTAGACAGGTGGCTGCTCAGGCATACCGCTTTCGGGGTCGTGCATTTCTTTCCACACAGGCGCCAGGGCCACATCGACCGCCCGCGACTTGTCGTACATGCGACCCATCAGGTTCAGCAGCTCCTCCGCATGGGCCTTGATGTTCCCGAACATGACGATGTCGTACTCACCCTGAGACAACCGCTTCGTGCCGCGGCCGTCGTGGTACTCGACGTCGGGTGCGTAGTCCTGCTCGTCCACGACTTCCCAGACGAGGTAGTGCTGGCGGGGTGTTCCATCTTCGTTGCAGTGCGTGGGCGTCTCGCCGATGGTGCGGGTGGCGATTGCCTTGAGGTTGTACTTCTCCTCACGGGCCATCTGCTCGGACGAGCGCGTGATACGTTCTTCGTACCCGACAATGCGATCCTTGAGTCCTTGCATGTCACGCCAGATACGGCGCGTGACGTGGTTGACCGCCCAGCGAGCCTTGAGCGAACTGGCGAGGATTCCTTGCTCAGCGACTACCGAGCGATAGGCGACCTTCTTGTTCTCCTTGGCTCGCAGCTTGTCGTCGTCGATGTACTCCAGACGCGTTGCCCAGCTATCCGCGAGACGTGACAACACCCACTCCTGCCATTCCGGGTCGTCGATGGGCAGGTCGATTTTGTCGAAGGTGTGGACCGCCTCGACCAGCGACGCCTCGGAGAACAGGATGTCCTGAGCCGAGTAGTTCCAGAGATCAGACACGGCGTGGACAGCCGTTGTGACGCGGCCTTCATCCTCGGCAGGGCGACCACTGTCCGAGCTGGTGATCGCGTTACCCTGCATCTCGCGGGCGAAGCGATCATCCTCCTCGATGGCGAGTAGCGCCGAGACATTGGCCTCGAACGTCTCATCGCTGATCAGACCGGCCAGCAGACGCTCGCGCATATCCTCGACGGCTTCGTCGATTTCCTCGGCCATGTTGCGTGTCGTGCCCGCGTCCTGCTGCTGGGTACGAATGCTGACCGAAGCGGCTGGCGTCTCAGGCACTGCCCGGTTGAGCTTGGCACCGAAGCCGTGGGTGATGGACTCAACCATTGCCCGGAACGCTTCCCCTTGATGCACTGCCTGGGTGTACGAGATCTTGCCGACCTTGTTGGCTGCCCAGATGTTGCGTGTCACCTCACTGACAGCGAAGGGGCCAGCACCGATGATGCTGTAGATGGCAGGGTAGGTGGTGCCGTCCTTGCGTACTGCCTCTTGTTCACCGATCCAGGCGAGCCATGAGTCAGTGTCCATACGACCAGTGGCCAGTGGCTCGAACCACCGGACAGCTGAGCCACGCTTAACACCAGGGGCGGTGACAGTTGCAAGCAGCTTGTTATTCATGTTGAATTGAGTGCGCATGTTTATGTCTCCTAGTTTGAATATGCACGGCCAGCAGCTGCTACGGCAGCCACTGGCCATTAGACCCCCCGGGTGGGGGTCTAACTAAGGTTCCAGGGATCTGAAATCCGAATCGTGCGGAACCAGAACACGAATCCGGGGTGGGTGCCCCCTACCAGCAGGGACTCCACCCCCCAACACGCGATTCTCGACGTAGATCCCGCGCTTCTTGACCTGCATCGCTTTTCCCAAATCCAATCTCAAATTTTTTCTGTGGTTTTTGCCCGCAGGTATTGCCCATTGTCTGAATGCCTACTTTTGGCTTACTATATACGCATAGCTTATATAGGATGCGCATAGCCCCATGACCTTTGACCCCGAAGTGATGACCGAGCAGCAGCTCGCCAACATGGAGAACGACCTCGATCTGGGGGTTGTTGACCTCCCGCCGCTGTCTTCCCAGGTGAGGTATTACGTGGCTGCTCGGGTCGGGGGCATGGTGCCGTCGGCAGCCAGCGTGGCAGCGGGGGCGGCGGCCAGCACCGGGGCACGGTGGGAAAGGAGCCCCGATGTCCAGATGCACATCCAGCACTACGAAAAGGAATTTTCTGAGAAGGTTATGCCCCGCATCGAGTTCACGATGGAAAAGGCGCACCGGATGTACATGGAGTCGTACCATTCGGCCGGCACCAGTGCCGAAATGACGCGTGCCACGGACTCGCTGGTGAAACTCCACGGCTTGCTTGACCAGCCGGAGGAACAGAAGGCGCTGCCCACTTCCGCCCGCCAGCTCGAAGGGCTGAGTTCCCAGCAGCTCCTGCGCTACGCGTCCATCGGCATGGACACGCTCCGCCCCGGCGAGGTGTACGACGCTGAGACGGGGGATGCTGACGATGGCGAGTGATACCCCCAAGCGGAAGGTCGCCAGCGGCAAAGACCGCAAGGTGCATTGCCACGTCTGCAAAGAGTGTGGCCACGAGACACCCACCACGCTGATGAAGGACAAGGTCTGCGTGTATTGCCGGGCTGCGCCGGCCGCGGAGAAGGCCAAGGAGCATGGGGCGAAGGTAGACGCACAGCAGGACACGGACCGCCGGCTAAGCGAGGAGCGGCGCAAGCGACAGGAAATGCACCGCCAGAAGCAGGAGGCGGAGAGCGAGCGGGTACGCAAGGCCAAGGCGAAGAAGGCCGAGGAGCAGGTGGCGTTTGACCAGCAGGAAGAGGCCCGCCGAGAATTGGCCCGTCGGCAGCTGGCCCACGACCGTTTGCTCCCGCTGGTGATGCGCGTGAACCCGGACTACGAGCCGGGCTGGGTCCACAAGGATATTTGCGAGCACCTTGAGTGGTTCAGTAACGCCGTGGCCGCGGGGCAAAGCCCGCGATTGATGATCAATATGCCACCACGTTCGGGTAAGCAGCTCGCGGATTCTACCCCGGTGCTCACCACCACAGGCTGGAAGTCCCACGGTGAGTTGCGCGTAGGCGATGAAGTGTTCCACCCCTCTGGCAAACCAGTGCGGGTGCTCAGCGTGTCCGACAAAACGCCCTCTGATTGGGTCGTCGAGATGTCCAATGGCGAGCGTGTGCGCTGTCACGCTAAACACGAGTGGACGGTTTATAGCCGGTCCGCTGCAAAATCCATGACGGTCGAGACTGAGTGGTTTCGCCGCGCAGCCAAGCGGGGCCCTCGGGCCGGTTTGCCTACACAGGTCGTGAGCGCCGGCCGCTCTGTATATCAGCTGCCCCCGGTCTCGCCGCTAGTTTTTGGTGAAGAGGGGTTGTTGACACACCCGTATGTGCTGGGCGCGTGGCTCGGAGATGGGTCGCGCGGCAAGGGCTGCATTACTCATGCCAGCAGCGACGCGCCTGTGATTGAGCGGATTAAGTCAGCTGGGTATGAGCAGAGTGCGGCCTGTGTCCACAAAGACACCGGCGTGGTAACTACCCATTTCAGCGGGAGTCGCCCGGGTGTCTTGGGCCGCCTCCGCGGCGAGCTTCGGTCACTTGGCGTGGAGCATGACAAGTTCATCCCCGAGCAATACCTCCGTGGCTCTGTTGACCAGCGCCTGGAGCTGCTGGCGGGGCTAATTGACACTGATGGCTGTTGCGACGAAGTCGGCAGGGTCTCGTTCAGTTCGACTGACTACTCCCTGGCCACCGGCGTGATGGACCTATGTGGCACGTTGGGCTTCCGCCCTTATATGTACACGAACCAGCCAAAGCTTTCCAGCTCCGGCATCCAGGGCAGAAAGGAGTGTTACGTTGTTGGTTTCCAGCCGACGCGCCCCATCCCCTGTGCGCTGGAACGCAAACGCCCGAAACGCTTTGCCCCACAGCGGGCGCTGAGCATCGTCGACGTGTACTGTGAGCCTAACGGGGAGCAAGGGCATTGCATCCAGGTCGACGCAGCGGACGGCCTTTATCTTGTCGGCGAGAAGCTCATCCCTACCCACAACTCGGAGCTGGCGTCCCGTGTCTTTCCCGCGTGGCATCTGGGGCGGAACCCGAAACACGAAATCATCTCCTGTTCGTATGCCGGTTCCCTGGCCAATGACTTTAGCCGGAAGGTGCGCGGTCTGTTGCGCGAGCCCAGCTTCCAGACGGTGTTCCCCGACGTGTCGCTGTCCAAAGATAGCCAGTCTGTCGAGGTGTGGAGCACGAACCACGATGGTGGTTATGTAGCGGCCGGCGTAGGGGGCCCGATTACAGGGCGCGGCGCGCACTGTTTAATAGTGGATGACCCACTCAAAAACCGGGCTGACGCGGAGAGCGAGACAACCCGCGGGGCGATCTGGGACTGGTACACCTCGACGGCCTATACCCGTTTGGCACCCGGCGGCGGCGTTATTCTTATGATGACTCGCTGGCATGATAGCGATCTGGGTGGCCGGCTCCTGGAACAAATGGAGGCGGGTGAGGGCGACCAGTGGCGGGTGGTGAAGTACCCGGCGATTGCGGAGCACGACGAGCTGTTTCGTAAGCAGGGCGAGGCATTGCACCCCGAACGGTTCCCAATATCGGCCCTCGAACGGATCAAGCGCACCATCGGCCCGCGTGACTGGTCGGCGCTTTATCAGCAGAACCCGGTGGCTGACGACGGGGACTATTTCAAGCAGGAAGATTTTCAGTGGTACCGGCAGCAGGACATCCCGCCGCTGGAGGAGATGAACTTCTACACGGCCTGGGACTTGGCCATCGGGCAGAAGGAGCGGAACGACTTTACCGTGGGGATTACGGTGGGCGTCGACCGCAAGGACAACATCTGGGTGGTGGACATCCAGCGCGGCCGGTGGCGAACGCTTGAGATCATCGAGAAGATGCTTGAGGTTCAGCGCGTGTGGCAGGCCCGGCTGATAGGGATCGAGCGCGGGCATATCCTGATGACGATGGGGCCGATACTCGAAAAGCGCATCCGCGAAACTCGCACGATGATGCCGATTGAGGAGTTGAAGCCTGGCCGGCAGGACAAGATTGCCCGGGCCCGGCCGATCCAGGCGCGGATGCAGCAGAAGCGGGTGTTTTTCCGCAAGCACTGCGACGCCACAATGGCGCTTTATGCGGAGATGATGCGCTTCCCCAACGGGGCACACGACGACCAGGTAGATAGCGCTGCTTGGATAGGGCAGCTCTTAACCTATTTCACTGTCACACGCGAGAAAAAACAGCCGCCAAAACGCTCGTGGCGTGATAAACTGTCCAAAACTATACGCAGTGCGGATAAACCAACCGCAATGACCTCTTAGGAGCCTGAATGCTACCCGACAAAGTGACGCCGGAAATGATGAGCGCGCGGATTATCAAAGCGGACTACATCTATCCGTTCGGGACGACGCTGACCATTTGTATTTTGCACCTCGACAACGGCTTTACCGTTACCGGCGAAGCGGCCTGTGTTGACCCGGCCAACTTCGACGCGGAACTGGGCCAGAAGTATTCCCACAAGGATGCGTTCGAGAAGCTCTGGCCGCTGTTTGGCTTCCTGTTAGCCGAGGATCATTTCCTGCTGACTAAGGATCAAAAAAATGGCCACTAAGCCCACGTTCGAGGCGTTCAAGTCGCGCCTTCGAGAAACGCTGTCTACTATTCGGCTTCCTGCTGGCCGAGGATCGCTTCCGGGAGCATCGCAATGTTGACCAACCCAGCGTTCAAGCCGTTCCGGTCCAAGCCGGTGACCCGCTACGCCTACCAGATCGCCGAGGACGACACGATAACGCAGATCAGCGAGTCGTCGTTTTACATCTCGCTCCATGACGAAGTGGTGGGCTTCAAGGCGTATGAGCAGCCGGTGGCCGGCGACTACATCGTGTGGCTCAAGGCGGACGACATCTACCACTGCTCGCGGGACGTATTCCACGAGCGAAATCTGGTCGAGGACTAACACGGTATGGCAGAGGCGACCCCCCAGACTGGCGAAGACACGCTCGTTGCTCAGCGGCAATGGGCGCATTACGTCCGGGCGCGTGACAACGGGCACGATGAATACGTCAGCATCGCCAAGAAGTGTGACGCCTTCTACCGCGGCGATCAGTGGTCGGACGCCGACCGCAAGAAGCTGGAGGACGAGGGTCGCCCGGCCATGACGTTCAACCTGGTGCTGTCGACGATCAATACGGCGCTGGGCGAGCAGGCCAGTCGGGAAATGCAGGTGGGCTTTTTGCCCAAGCGCGAGGCCACCCGCCAGGGGTCGCTGGTACTGGGCAAGGTGGCGCAGTCCATCATGCAGGCCAATGACTACCACTTCACCGAGAACTTCGTCTTTGCCGACGGCATGATCCAGGACCGCGGGTTCTTCGACGTGCGCATCAGCTTCGAGGAAAACCTGATGGGGGATGTGAACATCCGCCATCTTGACCCGCTGACGGTGATCCCCGATCCCGAGGCCAAAGAGTTTGACCCGAGCACCTGGAATGAGGTGATGGTCACCAGCTGGATGGCGCTCGACGAGATCGGCACGAAATACGGCAAAGACAAGATGGACTCGATCCAGTCGCTGGTGGACAGCCACCAGCACAACGCGTTCGACTCTGTTCGCTTTGGCACGGGGCGCTTTGGCGGCAGCAACTTGTCGGAGGGCGCTGGCCATTCCTACGACGGCGTGGATGATCGCGTGATCAAAAGCGTGCGCGTTATCGAACGTCAGCACTACCAGTGGGTTGACGAGTTTGTGCTGGTCGACCCGGACACCGGTGATATGCGCGAAGCCCCCTCGCAGATGGAGGAGGAAGAAGTTGCCCGGCTGGCCCGGGAATACGGCATCGAGGTGATGAAGCGTCCCGGCCGCAAGGTGCGCTGGACGGTCACCGCTGACGACGTGGTGCTTTACGACGATTGGTCGCTGTACCGCACGTTCACGGTCATCCCGTACTTCCCGTATTTCCGCCGCGGCGAGCCCTTCGGCATGGTGCGCAACCTGCTCAACCCGCAGGAGTTCTACAACAAGGCGCGCAGCCAGGAGCTGCACATCGTCAACACCACGGCCAACTCTGGCTGGATCACCGAGGATGGCTCGCTGGTCAACATGACCGAGGACGAGCTTTCCGAGAAGGGTGCCGAGACTGGCCTCCACTTGGTGTATGCCCGTGGCTCCACGCCGCCGGCTAAAATCTCGCCCAACCATGTGCCCACCGGCCTTGACCGTATTTCGGACAAGACGGGTGCCGCTATCCAGCAGATCAGCGGCGTCAACGACGGGATGCTTGGCCAGGCCAGCGCCGAAGTCTCCGGCGTCGCGCTTGAGCGTAAGACGCAGCGCGGGCAAATCCAGATGGGTCAGCCGTTCAAGCACCTGTCGTATAGCCGCAAATTGGTAGGGCGTAAGATGCTTGAGCTGATTCAGGACTTCTATACCGAGGAACGCTCGATCAGCATCCTACACCCGGATGACCCGGACGAGCGCGAAGAAGAACTCATTATCAACCAGATCGAGGAAACCGGCGAGGTGCTGAACAACGTCACCGCCGGCCGATACGACATTTCGATCACTTCGCTCCCGACCCGCGACAACGCCGACGAGGAAGAGTTTGCCCAGCTGATGCAGCTGCGCCACGAGGGTGGGGTTGCCATCCCGGACGACGCCATCATCCGCCGCTCGAACCTGACTGACCGCGACGAGCTGGCCGACCGCATCCAGAAACTGACGGGGCAGGCCGAGCCGACCGAGGAAGAAGCGACGATGCAGCAGCGGCTCCAGGAGCTGGAGATCAACAAGCTCGAAGGCGAGCTGGCCAAGCTGCAAGCACAGGCCAAGCAGGCCATGGCGAGTGCTGCGAAAGATCAGGCCAGTGCCGAGAAAACCGCCGGTGGCCGTGGGTCGCCGGAAATGACCTTCGAGCAGGACAAGCTCGAATCGGAGATCGCCATGAAGCGTGAGGAACTCGATACGCGCCTACGCCTCTCCGGCATGACCCTTAACGCCCGTAGCCAGGGCGAGCAGATGCGTGTCGCTTCTGACATGGCACGCACCCGTTTCCAAGGCGAAATCCAGCTGGCCTCTGCCAAGGCCAGCCTCGCCAACCCTGCCGACAAGGAGCCGAACAATGGCTAAAGACAACGCTGATAACGCGACCGCCGACTTTGATTACACCGGCATCTACAACGATGAAAACTCGGTCGAGGGACTGGGTGACCTCGACCTTGGCGACGAGGTAGAGCCGGCCGAGCCGGAGCCCGACGAAGAAGACGCGCCGGCGGATAACGCTGGGGAAGAGGACGAAACCGGCGAGGTTGAAGGGGACGAAGATGAATCGGAAGAGGAAACTGGCGAACCGGGTGAAGAGGACGCTGCGGAGGGTGATGGATCTGCTGCGGAGGGGGAAGCTGCGGATGACGAAGGCACTGCGAAAACTGATCCAGAAGCTCAAGCGCCTGACCCCGATAAGCGTGGCAAGCAGCCGTTCATTCCTAAGTCGCGTTTCGACCAGCGTACTGCACAGCTTCGAGCGGCGGAACGTGAGCTAGGCCAGGCGCAGGATCGCCTCAAGGAGATGGAGTCGGAGAAGGCTCGCGTTGAGCGCGAAGCCAACACGATGTCCGACGAGCAGATTCAGGAGAAGATGAACGCGGCCAACGCGGCGTTGATCGAGGGCAACACGGAAGACGCAGCCAAGCTCCAGAGCGAAGTATTCACCGCGCTGCGCGAAGGGTCGAAGGCCGTGGAGCAGACCGGCGGTGGCGAGCCCGTCGATGTCAACAAGGTTGCGGCGGACGTGCGTGACCAGATGGCGTTTGAGCAGTCGCTGGAAAAGATCCACGCTGATTATCCGGTGCTCGACGAAGGCTCCGACTCGTTTGACGAGACGATCAGCCAGGAAGCGGTGGAGCTACAGGCGTACTACTTCCAGCAGGGGTACACGCGCAGTCAGGCAACAGAACGCGCTGCTTCGATCATCGGCAAGATGCACGGCATGGACCCGACGCCCGAGCAGCCCGCGGCGAAGGCACCGGCCGGCAACCAGAAAGCCGATATGGCCAAGAAGTCCCAGCAGGCTAGCCGCAAGCAGAAAGTGGCCAAGGCACGTAAGGCGCCGCCGGAAACGTCAGGCACCACAACCCAGGGTGCAGACAGCGCGGACTCCGTGAACCTTGACACGCTGTCGGTCGAGGACTGGTCTGCTTTGCCAGACTCAGTTCGCTCACGCTTGATGGGTGACGCGCTCTAACAAAAAGGTTGCACGGAATAATAAGCCGTGCGACTATTGCTTTGTGCGTTTTGCACTACATCTATCTCGCGTGTGATGTAGGGTGTGGTACCCGAGAAGAAGCCCCCGGTCCAAGGATCGGGGGCTTCTTTGTTGCGAGGGGACTAAGACTCCCTAAATGACCGTGCTAGTTCCGCCAAATGCCGAATTTTCTGGGCCTCCCTAGCCTTGCTGTGTGCGTCGGGATAAAAAGCAGCAAGCAGGCAAAACCTATTTTCGTCGTATATGTGCTCGGTATAGACCAACGCGGCGTCGCGCTCTGGCTGACCCCTTTTGCACGCCCGAGCATCCAAAAAACGTGATGTAAACCCATTCTTTGGGGGGACGCAGAGGTGGACGTGCACCAAGCCGGCCGAGTATGCGGACGCAGGGTGTTGGTATGGACCACTTCTACCAAAACGGGCTGGTATCTCGTCAGATACACTCAACAGGAAGCGGATGTAATCGCTGAAATCGCTTTCGTGTATTTTGTTTTTATTGCGCTAAACAATAAGCTGTGCGAATATAGTACCTACGACTAGCCCTCGAAACGGGTCAGGGTCGCCCCCTCTAAACGCGCACTTGCTTCGGCAGTCCCCGATACGGACGAGCGATGATTATGACTACCCAATTTCAGCCTGGCGAGTGGCTATGACCTCGCGGGCAAAATAGCGAGGCCGGCATGGCTAAGACAAACTTCGCGGCATTGACCGACGAGCAGAAAACCGCCTGGGGCATGGACTTCTGGGCACACGCCCGTGACCGCTCCTTCATCAACAAGTTCTTGGGCAAATCCGAGAACTCGATGATCCACCACATCACCGAGCTGCGCAAAGACAAGAAAGGCGCGCGAGCCGTTATGACGCTGGTTGCTGATATGCAGGGCGACGGCGTGGTTGGCGACAGCCAGCTGGAAGGCAACGAGGAAGCGCTCAAGTCGTTCGATTCCGTGATCGGTATCGACCAGCTGCGTAACGCGAACCGCCTCGAAGGCCGCATGGCTGACCAGAAGTCCATCGTGAACTTCCGCCGCCAGTCCCGCGACAAGCTGGCCTATTGGCTCGGCGACCGCCTTGATCAGATGGCGTTCCTGTCGCTATCAAGCCTGCCGTACACCATGCACACCAACGGTGGTACGCGTGCCGGCTCCAAGCTCCCAGACCTCGAGTTTGCCGAAGCGGCTCCGGCCCCGACGGCGAACCGCCAGTTCTACCTGGGCGCAGATGGCCAGCTTACGGCCGGCACCGGCTTCGATGCACCGGACGGCACGCTGACCCCGCTGACCTACAAGTCGCTGGTTCGCATGAAAGCCAACGCCAAGGACAGCTTCCTCAAGCCGTTGCGTAGCAAGGGTGGCGAAGACCTGTACATGGTGTTCGTGACGCCGCAGGGCATGGCCGATCTGCGCCTTGACCCGGACTTCATTGCCAACGTTCGCCACGCCGGTTCTCGCGGCAAGGCCAACGACCTGTTCTCTGGTGCATCCAGCGTCATGGTCGACGGCATGGTTATCAACGAGTATCGCCACGTCTTCTCCAACGAGCAGGCCGCTACCGGCGATCGTTTCGGTGCAACCACCGGCGACGACATCGGTCAGCGTGCGCTTTTCTGCGGTGCGCAGGCACTGGGCATGGCCGACATTGGCGCTGCCGAGTGGGTCGAGGACGAGTTTGACTACGAGAACGAGGTAGGCATCTCGATCTCCAAGATCTTCGGCTTCCTGAACCCGCAGTTCAAGGGCAACCTGTCCAGCTACGACACCAAGGAAAACTTCGGCGTCATGGTGCTGGATACCGCGCTCTCGATCTACGGCTAATACCCCGGCAGGGTGGCTTTTGGGCCGCTTGGCGGCGGCCCCTTTTTGGAGAAGGTAATGGCTCAGTACATTTCCGACAAGAACGTGCAGGTGGTGCGCAATGGCGTCACCGCCCGCTTCATCGCCGGGGTACCACGGCCGCTGCGACCGTCTCTGGTCGAACAGGCGATTGGCCAGGGTGTACGTCCGGCGAACGGATCGGCGCCTGAGCTTCCGGAGAGGGACATCAAGCCCTCGGCGGAAGCCGTTGCCGAAGCGATCAAGACTATCAAGGCGCGGGGCAAGCAGGGTGACGTAACGGCAACCGGCGAAGTTCGCATGAACGTGCTTGAGGCCGAGGTTGGTTTCGACGTGTCGACCGAGGACCGCGAGGCGGCCAAAGCGCTAATCGAGGAGTAACCCTATGGCGGTAAAGGCA